AACAAGACAGCGGCCGGGGTTATGGCCCAGGCGGTCAGCGATACCACGGAGATTGATTGTGCAGATTGAAACCCAGGCACCCAAGAAGATTCAGGAACGGCGGGAAAAGATAGAGCGTGACATCGCAGCGTTCAAAGCTAAGGGCGGCAAGGTGCAGTCGCTGGATAAGCTACGCCCTGCAACCCAGACCAAGCCGCGCTTTAACGCCGGCTGCACGGAGTAACCATGACACTCACACGCAAGACGCAGCTGGTTAACAAGACCCAACTCAAGACCAAGGCCCCATTGAAAGCCCGGTCACCGCTGAAAGCCGCCAGCCCGGGCCGTTCAACGCTCAAATCCAAGGCCTCGAAGCCTAGTAAAATACGGCTTAGTGCGAAGGGTGAGCAATGCCTCGTGCGCGTACCAGGTGTATGCATTGGTAATGCAGCCACGGTGGTTCTGGCTCATTTGAACGGCGCCGGCATTGGAACGAAGCACAGCGACCACCTGGGTGCTTACGGGTGTTCGGCATGCCACAGTTGGCTGGATGGCGGATACGTTCAGCAGGGAGTCAGCCGTGACACCCGCGACCTGTGGCACCTGCAGGCGGTTGTCAGGACACAGGATCTGCTGATAGAAAAAGGCTTCATCGAAATTAAGGGGGCAGCGTGAACACATTGCCATACGACGATGCGCGATGCTCTGCCCGCTTTGACTTGGAGCCCGATGGCCCGTGGTGCGAAGAGCGCCAAACCTGCCAGCGGTATCTCGCCTGGAGTAAATGGGATCAGCTCGCCGGTGTGCCTCACTACCGCGGTATACCGGTAACCATGGCCCGCGCCGACTGTGATATCAAAATCCCGACAGACGAAGTTGAACTGACGTACTGCCCGTCCTGCAAGCTGTGCATCATCGGCGAAGAAGAACTGGAGTTCCTGGGCTGGCACGGCTACTGCGTGGGTTGTGATATCGGAGGCATAAGGCCGGAGGAGGAAGAGTGAGCGAAACCAAACCTGAGTACCGCATAACCGGCGTTAAGTACGACACCGACAAGCCTGCTATGGACCTGATCCCGCCTCTCATGGAACTGGAAGTGGCCCGGGTGCTCACCGCCGGCGCCAAAAAGTACAGCGCCGACAACTGGCGCAAGGTGCCAGACCTTCGCCGGCGCTACATCGCTGCAGCTAAGCGCCACATTAACGCGCTGCAGCAGGACATCATGTGTGACGAAGAGACCGGCCTGCATCATGCCGCGCACGCTGTGTGCTGCCTGATGTTTTTGGGTGAAGTGGAGCTGGAAGTTAACACTGATTGATCGTCCCAACGTGAACCAGGCACACCAGCGCGGAGCTGATATGGCAGAGCAAAATCGCAGAACGGTACAGCAGATACGGGCCCGGGAAGCGGCACAGCGGGAAGTGGATCGTTACATTGCCTACGTTAACCGAGAAGACACGATTGACCAGATTTCGCGTGAAAGCCGCAGCATTATGGGCGCCTGGGCTGACTTCGAAGGCCGCCCGCCCTCTGGCTCTGGCTTTAGTGAGGTTTGCCGCTTGGGAGACAAAGTGGACAAGATGAAGCGACAGAAAATGCCGGAGGAATTCACCCTCGCCTTCGAGCGCCTTCGGGCCATGGCTGAAAAGTCACCTCGCCGGGTAACTGCAATTTGCGTTGACCGGGCATACCGCAACCGCATCAAGGTAGCGATCGACCCATTCACAGAACAGCGGCTAGAGATTCACTGGAATGATTCAGCCTGCGCAGAGCTTCTGAATTGCACTGTCAAAGCGTTTCAAAGGCGGGTTAGCAAGGGGTATTCACAGTTGGAGTGCATCTTGGGCTTTCGGGTGCCAGAAGCCGCTTAAACACCAGATGTTGACGCCAGGGGTCCAGTACGTACATTATGTTGTAGCTGGTAAAGACTACCAATTAAAACCGCCCTCACCTGAGCTGGCGGTTTTTTTGTGCCCAAACACCCGTAACCCCCTCGCTACACCTTGCCGCTATCGAGCGGTTTTTATGTTTCTGGAGCCTGCATGAACTGGAGCAACTACCCGAATTTCAGTGTCGGCGAATTTCGCTGCAAGCACACAGGGCAAATGCGAATGGATGCTGACTTCATGGATCGACTGCAAGCGCTGCGCACGGACTACGGCAAGGGCATGGTTATCAGCAGCGGATACCGCGACAAGACTCACCCCATTGAGGCGCGTAAGAGCGAGCCAGGTGCGCACAGTACCGGCCATGCGTGTGATGTGACTGTGCGTGGCGGGGATGCCTTAAAGCTGATTGGGCTTGCGCTAAAGCATGGATTTACCGGCGTTGGCGTCAAACAGTCGGGCGATAGTCGATTTATCCACCTCGATGATTTGCAGAACAAACCGAATCGCCCGCGTCCCTGGGTGTGGAGTTATTAATTCACCGCTGGCCGAGGCCGGAAAACAATGGATAGAGGAATGTTCGAAAAGACGATCATCATGCTAATAGCAAAGATTGCTGAATACTGGGATGCATTGCTGGCCGTGGTCATCGGCGTTCTCGGCGGTGGCTTGGCATACTTGGGCGAAGTCAAAAGCGGGTCAAGACAGTGGGATAAGTGCGCGTTTGCACTATCTGTGACCTCTGCCGGCTTCTTTGCGTTCGTCACGTACATGATTTGCGTTGAGTTATTCCAGTGGACCCAAGGGTTGTCAGTGGCCTGCTCTGGGATGGTTGCGCACCTGGGCGCTGAAAAAGTCAAAGCGCTTCTGACCGAGTTCTTCACGCGCAAGCTGAAATGATATTCAAGGCCGTCAGAGGGCGAATCAAAATGGTCGTGTACGCGGTTGCCGGAGCATCCCTTCTAGCAATGTGTTCCGTGATCTGGTGGCTTTATGCCGATAACCAGAATCTCGCAGGCGAGACCCAACGGCTGAATCAAATCAATTCGCAGTTGGCAGACAGTGCAGAAAGCCAGAAAGCCGCTGCAGATACGCTGCAGAAAGAACTCATCAGCCGCGACGAGCTGGCAAGACGGCACATCGAATCACGCAAAACCGCAGAATCAAAGCTGACCCAGGCAAGGCAGGCTCTTCATGAAGCACTCAAAGACAATCAGTGTGCTAGTGAGTCTCACCCTGCTGCTGTTGGTGACTGGCTGCGCAAGTCCTCAGACGATCTATAAGACCAGCACCGTTTACCTGCACCCACCAGCCTTCCTGCTCTCTGAGTGCCCGGTACCTGAGTACACCGGCACTGAGTGGTTGCACGTGGCAGAGTACGCAGGGCAACTGCAATCAGTGCTTGGCGTCTGTAACGGCGACAAGGAACTCCTTAGAGACTGGGCAACCGAACATGAATGATGAACAGATTGCACAACTGATCGAAGCGATCAGCCAGCAGACTGCAGCTCTTACCCGGCTGGCTGACAGTAACGCGGCATTGGTCGCGGCTATGTCTGAAGGCGACGATAGCGATATGGATGATGAGTCAGCGCCCTGCTCATACCTGGATGGGTCGCCGGCCTAATGGCAATGCGCCCGCTTAAGCCCTGCGCTGCACCCGCCTGCTCTGCACTGGTTAGAGGTAAGCGCTTCTGTGGTGAGCACGAACACCGAGCCGAGCAGCCCAAGCGCGCGCATGATCAGCGTCGAGGAAATAGCAGCCAGCGTGGGTATGGGTACAAGTGGCAGCAAGCCCGCGCCCGTTTTCTGCAGATCAATCCATTGTGCGTAATGTGTGAGGCGGAAGGCCGGGTTAAAGCTGCAACTGATGTGGATCACATCATTCCACACAGAGGTGATACGAAGCTGTTCTGGGACGAGTCTAACTACCAGTCACTGTGCCACAGCCATCACTCAGAAAAGACCGCCAGCGAAGACTCAGGCTTTGGAAATCCACGCGCAGGAGGGAGGGGGTATGCAAATCTCTAGAAACTTCAGCAACCTAGACCGTACCCTAAGTCACTTTTTTACGTCCGCAAAATTCAGGTTTTGAAATGGCCAGACCGCGCACTCCTACAAATGTGCTGAAAATGAAGGGCGCCTTCATTAAAGACCCCCAGCGCGAGCGCGAAGACCCAGATACCGGAAAGCTGAAATCGTGCCCTTTGCACTTGTCAGCTGCTCAGCGGGAAATCTGGAAAGAGCTTGTCAAGGCTGCGCCGAAGAATGTAATCACCGAAGCGGACAGGTTCGCATTAGAAATATGCTGCGCTCTGCTCGGTCAGTTCCGGCTCGATCCGGTGGCTTTCACTGCCGCCAAATTGGTTCGCCTGGAAACACTGCTCGGAAAGTTTGGCATGACGCCCGCTGATCGCGCCAAAGTCGCCGGCCCTGCGCAGAAAAAGCCCCAGGGTAACCCGTTCGCTGGACTCTAATTACGACCGCAAAGCAGTATCCGCTGGTTAAACAGGCGGAGGATTACGCACGACAGGTCATCGCGGGCAAGATTCCTGCTTGCAAGTGGATCAAGTTGGCGTGTCAGCGGCATTTGACAGACAAACGCGACAGCCGTAAGCGCGCATATCCCTACAAGTTCGACCCGGCGTTGGCTGAAAAGGTCGCCAAGTTCATGCAGCTGCTACCCCACACCAAAGGCAAGTGGGCCAGCAAGCGCGAGACAATCATGCTGGAACCCTGGCAGCTGTTCGCCATCTGC